AAAGTCATAAACCTTTTGCGTATGACCTTCTTGACCGCCTGAATCTAGACATGCAGCAGCAATAGTGAAAGGACGACCATCACCTCTCCGAAATCGCTTTTTTAAATAAGCATCTATCTTATCCCAGTATTTAGGATCATCAATTTCACCGTAAATTTTTTCATAAGCGATTGACCAAGATTCCTCAAATCGCCCCCAACCTACAACCTCAATTTCACAACGATCATATTGAAAATCGATACCAGCAGTTAATACACCTACACCTTCAGGTACTTCATCAATCCAGCTTTCGCATCGCTCTAAAAGTTGCCCCTCTGGTAAAACGCTTTCACCAAGATCATCAAATGGCTCACCTAGTACAAGGTTGAAAAATGTTTTACGTTGCAATGGATCTTTGTAGACGTTCAACCATTCCTCAACCAGCCTTGACCATCCTGCCTTTGGAAGTAACGAATAACCAGTCCAAATATGAAAACCCGCATGACCCTTAAATGGAGCGGTGGCTTGCCATACACCATTTTGAATCATCCATCCCTTGTGATCTTCGGTTATTTCACACCCGTTAATGCATGAGTAATAAGCAGAATCCTCAATGTATTCACCTAACTCATCCCTTTTCCATTTGATTCCATGCGGAGTATCTTTACCTCCCCACTCTAAAACCTGTAATTCTTGGCAATGTGGGCAAGGTACAAAGTAACGGCGCATATCACTATTAAGCCATGCTTTCTCTATCCGACTGTCACCTTTATTCGTTGGTGTCGAACCCAAAACAATGACACTGTTCCAGTATGTTTCAGCACGTTTTTTACCAAGTGAGATTTGATCACCTTCAGCACCCGCACCGCCAACAGGATAACCATCAATCTCATCAAACATAACTACGCGAACTGTGACACGGCGAAAACCACCAGGTGAATCAGCACCAATTAACTTAACACTGGATCCATTATTAAACTTTTTCGCCAATATGGTCTGATTTGAATCTTTGCTTTTCGCATTACCGCCTAATTTTGCTAGAACAGGCACATCTCTCAACATTGGAGCAATAACACCCTTTGAATGATCTTCTGCATCTCCATTTCGAGGCTGTACAATCAAAATAGGTGAAGGTTGGTAATGTATAAAATAACCAAACGCATTATTCAAAATCTGTGTATATCCAACACGCGCTGACTTCATAACCGTAATGGTTTTATTTTTAGAATCCGTCATAGCATCCATGATGCCGTTTTGGTATGGGTAAGCTTTAAATCGACCAGTGCTTGCTGAGTAATCAGCAGATAACACCATATATTGCTCGGACCACTTACTGACTGATAAAAATGGGGGCGGCTTCAATGCTTCAGCAAAACTTGCTCTAATTTTCAATTTCATAAGAATCTAAGAACTCATTAAGGCAGTGTGTTAATTCCTCTCTTAAAGAACTCTCGATCTCTGCGGGTGAATTAATCGCTGCAAGCCTGACAGCAAGCTCAGAAGGCAATGAAAGTAACTTTCGCTGTAATTGAGCAGCAACATCAGCATCATGCTGATACACCTTTTCAGCTTCTAATAAACGACCTTCTCGAACATCAGCCTCAAGCTTGGCTACTCGTGCTCGCTCCCTCTCCACTTGTAATTTTTCATAGGTGAGTCGGCGGGCAAGTTCTTTATTTGAAAGCTTGGATTCAGTAGCGTCGTCAGTGGGTAACGCAGAGTTACCCACTGTCGAGTTACCTAAATCAGTTACCTCGTTACCTTGGGTAACTCCAAAATCCACATCCTCATCTGAGGTGATTTTTTCTTTTCTGTAGAGTTCTAAATTTTTATTGCTTTGTTCTTCATCCACTGAGCCATCAGGGTTTAAGACAACCCAACCTTTATTTTTCCATGAGGTAACAGTCTTTTTGCTTACGTCATGGAGTCGAGCAAATTGTGCTTGATTCATGTTACCCGTTACCCTGTTACCCACTTCAAAAAAATTCGTAGCTAGTCACAAAGCACGATGCGCAATCCCCCGCCTTGTCACACCTCTTGGGAAGTACCTTTTGTAAGCACCATATTAGTGCACGCCATAAGGTTGCCTTGAAAATGCAGAGTTTCCATGAACTACTCCAAAATAGGTATTATTTGCTAACTATCTTGCTGATGCGATCGCAGAGGCTAACTGTCTATCAAATACTTGCTTTACATTGCGACTTACAATGATTTTTGCTCTGCTGCCAAAGTTTAAGCGCTTGTTTGTATTTACTGGTTCAATGAATGCTACAAGCAATCTCACTTTACCTGTGTTGTTGGCTAATTTACCGCCTTTGGTACGTCGCCCCTTATGGGCTGTAGGTCTTTGCCACAGTCCATACACTGAACCAACTTTACCTAGAAACACATCTTTTCTATTCAGATAACGTTTAAGGGTATTTCTTGGTAAGTTGCCATATTGGTTTGCATTGATAGTTATAGGAACAAGATCAGCAGGTTTATTACCAAGAAACTGTTTGCCACCATACTCATACGGCGCAATGTAGCGCGCCGCCAATGGGCGTATATAAATGGTTGCAGTAGGATTGCCCTTCTTTGCATAACGTATGGCAACGGAATTGAGAGTAAAAGGTGTAGGGTTATCAAAAAATGAGGCTAAACCTTTCTTTTCCTCAGCTTGTGCTATCTTTGCCAACTCATTTACTGTTTTAGCCATAGCAAAAGCCACTTGTTTTTTATGTTCTGCGGCTACCCGTCTAACTTGATCTTTAACATCTGAGGCAATTGATATTCCAAGCATTCATCACCTCAAAACTTTTAACTGAGTATAGATTTACTATCTTTAAAGAATGTTTGAATACAATCTTTCCAAAAATTAAATGTATCTGAATGAATAAGTTCAGCTCCACCACCATAGATAAGAGACTGTTTATTACCAACTCTTCTAAAGGAAAATGGCACACCATCTGCTGTCATGTTGTAAATCTCAGTATCACCACACTGCTCACCTGTTCCAGTAATCACAGTTTTGTATGGATGCCATGAATCAACAAATCTTGCAAAACTTTGTGCGATTTCTCCTTGTTCTCTTTCTTGCCACGTTTTCATGCTGTTCTCCCATAAATCAAAACCAGTAATTGCCATATTGCTTAATAAACTTATGACACTTTGTACAACGGCGTACTTCTACACCCTTCACCATGATAGATAACTTGGCATGAACTGGATGAACACAGCACCCTAAAAGCTTTCTAATAAAATATCGGATGGCATAAAACATATTGCTTACCTAAAATGAATTCACGACGATAAAATGGAACGAAGGTTTTTAATTCGCCCCTTCAATTGAATGATTTTGTTATCAACCATGATCATCTCATCCCTACTCATTAATGAACGTGACAGGCTTTGATACTTCTCAATCTCTTTTGAGTATTGATCAATATATTGCTTGGTTTCTTTTTCTTTCATGGCGACACCCATAAATGACGAACTATCGATCCCAAAACAAATAAGAAAACCAGCCAAAGCACTGTTTTAACTTTATTAATGAACCCTTGGCTATTATTTCCGACTTCACATAGTTCATCATCCCAATCGCTATAAGATTTATTCCAATCAGAAATATCTTGTTTTTCTTTCGGTGTCAGATGTATTTTCGCTTGTTTTTTTGTATGAGCTTTAGCGTTTAGTCTCTTTGTCTTTTTCTGCTTACGATTCATAAACACCCCAAAATAATTTAAATAATTGTCATCATTTTTGTTGACAGTGTAAACAAAATTGATTACAATTGATTCATGTTCAACGATAAGAGGAAAAAGTGAAAAGACGTGACCTAATCAAGTTTCTAAGTGAATTGGGTGCAGAGTTTAAAGAAGGCGGTAAACACACAAAGGTCTACCTAAACGATAAACAAACAACCATCCCAAGGCACACTGAAATAGATGATTACTTAGTGAAAGCAATAAAAAAACAATTGGAGATCGAGGGTTAGCCCTCGGTTTCTAACCTAAGTAAAAGTCACGATGATTCGCTAATGAGGTGTAACCATGTACTACGCTGCAAAACTTGATTTAAATCCCGATACTGGCTGTTATCTCGTCAGCTTTCGTGATGTACCTGAAGCATTAACACAAGGGTATTCAATGGATGAGGCCAAGTCTCAAGCCGTTGATGCCCTTATTGATGCTTTAGATTTTTATTTTGAGGATCAACGTCCTGTACCAATGCCTTCTGAGCCATTAGACGGTGAAGTTGTTATAGAACTGCCTTTAAGCGTCTGGTCTAAGGTACTTCTGCTTAATACGATGCTTGAGCAACGTGTGAGTCAAGTTGAACTTGGAAAAATGCTTAATAAGCCACGACAAGAAATCAACCGCATGACCAACCTAAGCCATGCCACAAAAATTGATTCTATTGTTGAAGCGCTGAAAGCCCTTGGCAAACAGCCGCATTTAGTAATCTAAAAAATAAAACCCCGCCAATACCATTATTGCAGCGGGGTTTTTACGCCGTAATCCGTTCGGCAAAAATCATGTCCAAAAATCGCCCTTGCATCGGGTGGCGCACGACCCGTTAAATCAATGTTTTCATCGCCATTCTCCTGATTGATCGCTTATGCATGTCACAAGCACCTTAATAAGTTTCAGACAACAAAAAAGCTCGCTAATTGCGAGCTTTATTCAATTGATCTTGGTTAAACCGTAATACGACCAGTATATAAAAACTATACTCCTATTCTCATTTAAACGGAATAGGGTCTATGTAACTATTTTTTATGCAAATCTCTTTAAATTTTTCCGATACTTTTCAATACAAGTTTCCACTTCCCATCGAGCACTATAAATTGCTAATTGCATTTCACTTTCATATTTAAGCCATGTTTTACGATAAGCATCATATGACAAACGATCCTCACCAATCCCTGCAAAATATAAACGCCCTTTTGCTGTAAAATTTGTTTCAAGATTCTCATCAATTGCAAACTCTAAAACCATTCTAGCAATCAGCAATGATAGTTCACGCAAAGAAATATTCTTAGGCTCGCCTTTTCCATCAAGTTGAGCTTGATTAAACATAATATTTGCCAAATAGTTAATTAATAGGTCATAGGCTTGTTTATCCTTATGCCCCCAAACGTATAACGATGCTAAGGCTTTTGCTTGTTGTGTATCCATCTTTGCAAATGCACCACAGCGATCTTCCCATGTTATAGGTTCAAGATTGGTGTCTTGGGTACATATTTCAAAATTCGCTGTCTTAGCCCGCATTTGCTTACCAAGCCATTCAATATTTGATATTTGATCTTTTTTTAAGTCTTTATTCATGGCACTCCCCATCTCACATCCCCCATACCAACATTGCTGCATCTCGTTGTTCCTGATTAGATTGTTTAGTCCAACCAGTAATACGGTTAAAATCCTTGGAAGAAAGTTTTGATCTCGTTGGTTTAAGTAGCTGTACTGGAATGCCCATGCTTTCAATGAGCTGTACAATTAATTTACCTGTCGCGTGATTCTCCCCAACATTCTTTGCTATACGCTCACCTGCTGACTTGGATTGATTTGGTCTATAGTGAAAGTTAGCTTTCTCGTTTAGCCAGCCTGCCTCTACTACCACTTTTTTAATTACTGGTTGCTCTCTCTCAATTAAGTCTTTCAACTCAACAAATGTAAGGTTATTTAAACTCAATGCATCTGGCCAACGGATAGCAACACCTGACTTATCCAAATCAGGATCAATACCTATAATGATCTGATCAGAGTTGAAATTTGACTTATATGTACGGTTGCCTTGTTCATCTTGACCAAATCCACAAAACAAACATGCAACGTCATAACCATGTGAACATTTAACCAAAACTTTATTTTTCATAAATATTCACCCCAATCTATTTAGCTTTTCAAATTCGACAAAGTGCTTATCTACTTTGTGACTAGTAATCAAAACGTCACACGGAAAGCACATAAATGGTGTGCCATCATGTAAGCGCCCAAAGACACGTCCACCTTCAAACTTATCAACCTCACCTTGACCTTTAAAATGCTTACCTGAATAAATGGTTCCGCTTTCACTCACAAAATCGACCTCAACAAGACAGCCTTTAGTGATGCATGTTTCCTCCCAGTCTTGGATACATTTCGCTAATCGGTTGACATCAATATAATTTTCAGGAGTGAATGCCATATCAAGCGATCGTTTATCCTGCTCTAACATATCTCTTGCAGCTACAATCCCTCCCAAGGCTTCAATACGGCGAAGCGACCAAATAGCACACTCCAACTCATGCATATCAACAAAATATTTATCTTTGTCGGCTGGGCTGATTGTTGCAGCACTCTGACCACACTTGAATTCATAGCCTTCATTCCACTGGGTAGCGTTTGATGGTGCAGATTCAATAATGTTAACGGCATACGCTAAGCCCTTTTCTGCTATTAAAGTTGTTGCTTTCATTGCTTTGGCTCCATTACATATACATTGCATTCCAAACGTTTAGACCAATAAACGTTTTTACCTTTCTTTCTTAATTTGCGCTTACGTCTTGTGGAAATTGGTCGCTCCTTAATCATTACTTGTTCAGTAAATTCAATGCCAAAATCATCTTGATCATCAGAGTCAATTTCCATTAAGACATCGGAACATTGAGGGCAAACCCATAACGCACCAGTAGAGTCACGGCGTAGGTTGTCGTATTCCAAACAAATATCGCAATCACCTAACATGCTCATAACCCACACCCTTTAACCGCCGCACAGAAAAACAACACCATTACAAACAACAAGATTTTATTTATCGACTTGGAATCATCATGTTCAATCATGCTGCCCCTCCCATGTTTTCAAGGCTTTCCAATTGATGACTTGCTACATTTGAAAAACGACTGTATTCAAGCTCTGAACACAAGAATGTTTTACCTACAGCTCCATCACGTACTTTTGCCGCATTCACTTCTAATAAGCCCAAGAATTTAGATTTATCTTGGTTGTAATATTCATCACGGTATAAAAACAAAATAATGTCAGCGTCTTGTTCAAGTGCTCCTGATCCGCGAAGGTCTGACAAAGTAGGACGTTTATTCGGTCTTTTCTCAACATCACGACTTAACTGAGACAATGCAAATACTGGACAATCAAACTCCATTGCAATGGCTTTTAAACCATTCGAAACATGAGTAAGACGATCATTCTCTGATACGCTTGCAGGTAAATTTGGTGTTTTAATTAATTGAAGATAATCAACAAAGATCGCACCAATTGCGCCGTGTTTCTTCTTGGTTTGACGAGCATGACGGCGAATATCAAATAGCGTTACGTCGCCGTCGTGCATTTCGATTGGTGCTTTTTCAAGAATCATCGTAGCTTGCTGCAAGCCTTGCCAATCCTCTGGACGTAGATCAGCAGTTTGTAATCGGTTTAACTCAACATTACCCATTGCAGCCATGAAACGGCGTGTGATTTTTTCCTTTTTCATTTCACACGATTCAAACAGCACAGGTTTTACGATGTTAGTTGCAATGTGAGCAGCTACGTTTTGAGAGAATGCCGTTTTACCCATAGATGGACGCGCGGCAATTAAAACTAAATCACCCGGTGAAACTTCATTTAGTTTTGCATCAAGTCCAACAAAGCCAGTTGTAACGCCACGCACTTTGTAAGTACCAGATAGCTTTTCATCTTGTGTTCTTGCAATTTCCTCAAACACACTAATCGCTGAATGAACAATATGTTCAACTGCATCTGCATCATTCCCTGTGCCGATTTCACCTAAAAGGCTCGTTGCTTTTGCAATCGCATCATCTGCCGTGCCGTTGCTAAGATCATGCGCATAAGCTTTGGTTTTCTCAGCTGCATCACGAAGATCACGGCGTGCAGCTAAATCTTGAAGATTACGCAAATATTCATGGAAGCTTGTTAAGTGTGTGCGTGGGCTGTTAGCAATCATGTCAATCACATAGCGCTCATTCACACCTACTGCATCACCACCCAACGAACGTATTGAACTAACCAAAGTTACATCGTCTACAGGTTTGCCTGCTTCATGTAATTTCTTAATCGCACTGAATACAACTTGATGTGTATTGAGTGAGAAAAGTGATTTAGTCATGTTACCCAATTGCTCGAGGCAATCTCTGTATGTGATCAATGAAACTAAAACGCTAATTTCACATTGATGATCTTTTAAGCGATCGTCTAATAAATTTTCAACTGCACCCATCACACTAACCCCTTACCAAATTGAACACGCTCAGGTTGAAAACGTGTAGGTTGTGATTCTTGGGCTACTTGCTCAGTTGATTGTGCTGGTGAGAAAAGTTGATCAAGTTCTGCGTTAGTGTCTTGCCATGCCCAATCAGCTTTGAAAGATTCCCAACCACGTACAATGCAAATTTCTAACGCACGGCAAACAGGGAGTGATGCTTTTTCAGCTTGTTTTACAATCAGTTTAATTGCGAGTTCAGTAAGTGGTTTTTTCTTCTTGGTTCGTAGGTCAAGAAAATCTTTAGCGACCTGCTCCGTTACTCCGATATTCAACAAATATTTTTTTGCAGAAAAATTTACTGTTGCGCTACTAGTAATATTCTCTTGTGTACTCTCATGTGTATTCTCTGTATTAGATTGGCGGATTCCGCCATCACTGTTTGGCGGATTTGTGCATCTAGGTTTGGCGGTATCGTGCAAACTAGATTGGCGGATTTGTGCAATCAAGTTTGGCGGATTTGTGCACTGATTTTCCTCTGAAACTTGGTGTAAATTTATCAGTGCTTGATATAAATTTTCCTTTTCGACACGGAAATGTAATCGACCAGGAACGCCTTTTAATTCTTCTTGAATGAATTTAAGTTTGACTAAATTTTTACGGGCCGTTTCTTGCTCACGGCGCGTCATGCCCGTTTCCTGCTCCCACTCGGTACTGGTCTTATAAAACCAACCGTTATTGCTTGCGTACTTGGTCCAATAAACCATTTGAGACAACATGAGGGCACCAGTGATGCCACACCCTAGAGACACATAATGACGATTGAACGCAATTGGACGCTCGTTCATAGCGTCAATCAATCTGATCAAACTAATATCAGCTTGCATGATGCGCTCCCTTTGTTAATGTTAATTCTGGCTTGTTGTAGTGGTTTATTTGCTGGGTTCAATTCGCACCCTATCCATCTTCTGCCATGTTTTTGAGCTGCTTCCGCCGTCGTTCCACTTCCCATAAATGGGTCAAGAATCACATCTCTGACTCGAGATCCTGAAAGTACACATGGTTCGATTAATTCAATAGGATATGTAGCAAAGTGAGCACCTTTATATGGCTTGGTTGATACTTGCCACACACTGCGCTTGTTTCTTGTAAATAAATCGTATTCACTATCTGCTCGCTCTGCTCGATGTGTTCCCAAGCTTTGATTTGGATGAACAACAGCCCTCTTACTTTCAGTACGTTTAAAATTGTCGCGCAAAGATCTCGAGATTACGGCTTTCATTGGCCCATTGGTTTTCCCCACGGCGCGCTCACTTCCAGCTTGTGCATCAATATTTTGTGCAAGCCGTTTTAATGAACTTTCTGCAACAGGTTCTTTAATCGATTGATGATCAAAATAATATTTACGTGATTTGCTGAATAAAAAAATATATTCATGTGCTTTGGTGCATCTATCTGTGATGCTTTCTGGCATTGGGTTCGGCTTGTGCCAAATAATATCTTGGCGTAGATACCAACCATCTGCCTGTAATGCAAACGCGACACGCCAAGGTAAAGTTAGATTGTGCTGCATTTTGTTTAGGTAGAATCAAACCTTTTGTTTTTGGATTTTTTCCATCATTTAATCCAGTTCTAGTCATACCTCGACCAGAACCAGCATAACTATCTCCAAGATTTAACCAAAGTGTTCCATCATCATGCAGCAGCTCTCGCACTAACCTGAAAACTTGAACCATGTTTTCAACATATTCATCTACAGTTGCTTCTAAACCAAGTTGGCCATCAACACCGTAATCACGCAAACCAAAATAAGGTGGTGAAGTAATACAAGTTTGAACCCTTACGCCGTCATTAATCATTTGTTTCATCAGTTCGCGGCAATCACCAAAATAAATTTGATTTAGCTTCATACCTCACCTACCAATGGCATACGCACATCAATAAAGTTTTGATTCACTGGGCCAACATACGAACACCACTGTCTAAAATGATGATTCCAATGCCACCACATATTTTTTTCACACTTCCAATAAGTGCCGTCACTTTCTATGTGTGTTGTACCTATCGGGAACGCTGTCATGAAACCTCCCGTTGTGCTTTATGTGCACGGACTAAATGGTCAATCACATCAGTCATGTAGGATTTATTTAAAACTTGACACAATGGTGAGACATGACAGCTGAGGGTGTTCACTTCACCCATATCTAAAATGGCAATTTGATGTGGTTTATAAGGTGGAAGAAAATCAACTTGAGGTGAAACAAAAAGTGTTACTGGATCAGGTAGACGGCGTTTTGCAATCTTCTCCGCTGTCGTAGCATGGCGGATTTCATTAGGATCAACATATATAATATGCCCTTGATCATAAAGAGAGATTCCTACACCACCTGTTTGAGTCATGCACTCAACGAGCAAGAGTTCATCTGTATTGAATTTACGATCAATAAAAATCAAAGTGCTATTAAGAACAACCACATCCCCAGCGGTAAAATCAGTGTTGTCATTAAGGTCTTGATTTGATAAGTTTGTCATGTTCTAGATTTCCTATGATTGATGAACACTAAGCCTGATTCGCAACATCAGGCTTTTTTAATGTCTTGATCTTCGGTGCGCACGGATAAATCTGTAAGCTCCTCATCGCTTTTATCGATTTCTGTCAAACCAAATATCTTTTGTCTAACCTTTGTCTCATGTTCAATTTTCTTGAGAAAAGGTAAAACTATGTTCTCGTACGCAAACTCACTCGCACCTTGTCCTGCACGTTGCTGCTCCGCTAAACCAGCCAATTGGTCTTTACGAAATTGCGGCATATGGATAGTTATCGATGCGTCCTTCTTGGGTTTTCGTTTTGTCATGGTTGTTCAATCCAAAATTAAAAATGAAGAGTTATGTGGTGGATGCTTTTTTAATCACATGTGGAATATCTGGGGTGAGAATCAAAAGCCCGCGCGCCGAAATTTCAGGCACGTACTCTCCCCATTGACTTATTGCAGCTCGGGATACCCCAAGGCATCGGGCAAGATTTGCAGCATCTGTGTAAAACGCAATGGCGTCTGCCGTCCTAATAATGACTTCCATAAGAAAACCAACAGTGGGAAAATGTTAAGTACAGTTAATCATAATTTATTTCTATTATCAAGCATACTTAATTTAATCATTGTTAAGCTAGCTTTACTTTGTAAGGTAGTAAGACAATGAGCACACTTCAGGAAAGATTTGGATTAGCTATAAAGCACTATGAAGAAACAACTAAGAAGAGGTTTGTTAAAGCTCATTTAGCAGATTTTTGTGGTGTAAGTAGACCTGCGGTGTCTGATTGGATTGATAAAAATGTACAAACACTTGAGCAAAGTAATGCAGAAAAAGCTGCCAAATTTTTAGGTGTGAACCATAGATGGCTGAATGGCTTAGGATCTCAAATGCTGGATGAAGTTGATTCAGGAAACAAAGGTAACTCACCATACAGGCCTGTTATGGCTTGGGAAGCACCTGATGACTTAGATCCAGACTCTTTTATGATAATTCCGCATGTAGATATAAAGTTTTCCGCAGGTAATGGTCGATTAGTTGAATTCGAGCCAACACCCAAGATGACTGGGTGCGCACAGCGATTGGAGTGGTTTCACAAGAAAAAGGTTTCACCAAAAAATCTAGTTGAAGTTGATGTTGACGGTGACAGCATGGAACCAAGAATACCAAACGGCAGTGTTGTTATTATCGATAAGTCCGTCAATAGCCTAGAGCAAGTTCAGAACAGAAAGGTTTACGCGATCAGGTATGGTGATGAACTAAAAATCAAAAGATTGTCTCGTAGATATGATGGCAGTCTAATCATAGATAGCGACAACCCAAACTACGAAAGAGAGATTGTAGAACCACAAGATCTAGAGCATATCGGCATTATTGGAAAATATGTTTCACACTCATATGACGGTGAAATTTAAGATTAATGATATAACCTATTGAATAAGGAAAAAATAATGATCGCAACACTCAATAAATCTAAAACTACTTTATCTATTAACAAACAAGAATTTAAAGTAGCATTATCCAAAATAGGTGATGGTATTGATAAACAAGTAGCATCACTTAAAAAAGCCAAACAAAGCTATGACGCAGCAGAAATGGCACGCGAGGTCATTAATGAGGCAAATATCTTTGAGGCTATTATCGAAGGGTTTAATGAAGCGGAAGGCACTAATCTAAAGCTTGCAGACATAACAAATATTGATGCTGCACAAGGTTGGATAGATGAGTTTTTGGAAAAATATAGCTCTTAAATCATAGCATTCGGTTGGGGGATATAAATGATTGAGAGAATAAAAAAATGGTGGCATGGAGAGGATGTTTTTCACGAAAATGATCCTCGTAGTCCAATTGTATTTATTGGGTGGCAAAACAAAAAACATTGGACTTCGAAAATTGCTCATTGGCTTCTTTCGTTGTTTACCAACCCAGAAAGGCGCTCTATATTTTTAGCCATTCTTGGGTTTATTACTTTTATCTTTGGTGTTATCGAGTTTGTAGCTTAACTCCCTTTGAATTTCCACACCTAGTAAAATCCCACAAAAAAGAAAGTTAAACGCCATGTATTTATCAAAAAAACGTGGCGCTGTAAAAAGATACATAAGCAACGATAAAAACAAACATACCGCGCTTAAGTACAATAATTTTTTTGTTCTCTTACTAGTCATATCATTATCCGCGCAACCCATCCCTGTGATGGGTTTTCTTTTGTCTATTAAAACAAAATTAAGCTTAATTTACAAAATAAATGTTAACCTCACTTTACACAATTAACTTTGTTAAGTATGCTTTAACCATAGACAACAAAAAGCCCCGAACATCCTGGCAGATCCAATGGGGCTTTTCACACAACAGATGCAAAGCATCTTATGAGGTCACATTATGGAACAAACTTCTATTTTCGGCAATCCAGCATACCGCTTTGGTGCTGGTGTACTAGCAATCTGGTTAGTTATATCGCTTTTTATTGTGGGTGTTTTCTATTTGATTTGGACTAGCTCCTCTTCTAATTCATCACTGCCTTCAGCAAACACGACTACTTATTCTTATGAAAATGAGTTTTCAGTCGCAGCTGGTGTAATTCATCAGAATACAGGTGAAGCTTTAGTAAAGCTTGAAGGTTTCAACATTCCAGTCAAATTTAAATTTAATACCGACCCTACAATTGAAATCACTGATTTAGAAATAGGTGAAATCACAAGTGTGTACGGTAAATCATTTAATGACTTTACTACTCGTCAGGATCACCGATCAATTAATGCAGCTTTGGTTGCCTACATCAAACAGAATGAGGCTAACCAATGAGTAACCACAAATTTGAAACTCTAAGACTTTTAGCAAGTAATGATCTTGAAAAAGCCGCTATATGTGAATTGCTACAACAAGCTGGCTTAGAGCTTAGTTTAGAACTGACATTTACACCGCCGTGTTTAATCGCAACATCTAAAGATGGTTCAGTTTATACCGACTTCCCTATTACTGGTGAGGATGAAGCTAATACCTCAGTTCTTCAATTACGTGAATTGGTTCTAGCAACCTTAGATGGTTCAAAATAAGGATAATAACTATGCATACTATGCTTACTATTCAAGAAGCCTTTGCAGCAAAACAAGCTGGTAAAAATGTCGTTTGCCGCCATGCTGAATCTGAGTTTTTTGAGGACCTCAGAAACGTATCAGCTGAAACTTGGTTTGATCCTCATTATGTTTTTGCATTGCAGATCGACACCATAGTAGTAGCAGGTTTTGAATTCACAAAACCATACACTCTTGATGAGCTTACAACAGGTCAAGAAATTTTCTACATCGGTGCGAGCGGTACTATTTTAAAAGGAACATTCAACCCAGCTAATGAAATGCTTGTGTCGGGTGTAAATAATGGTTCAGTACAGCGTGATGAAGAAAATGCCACTAAGCAAATTAAGGCTGTTAGATCATTACTAGGCATTACATCAGATGAACCAACTGTCATTGACTACGATTTTTTCGTTGTTGATGTGGAATCTACTAAATCTGAAACTAAAAAGCGCCGTGGTGGACGTAAGAGTAAAGATACTCAGCCAGCAGTATCTGATGAACATGTACCTTTAGATAAAACTGATACGGCTATCAAAGTGTTTACAGACAAAATTGATGCAGCCTCTATGACTTATGAATTAGAGGAAATCCAAGCCAACCTAAATGATTCTAAAGATAAGCTTCATCCAGAAGAAGTTGAACAAATTAACGCTCTTATTGTAGAGAAACAAAACCAGATAGATAAATTAGCTGGTGATACTGCAATTGAGTTAATGATTGAAAGATTGCAAAGCATAACAACTATTGGGTCGCTTAATGATCTTGAAGTTGATGTAAAGAATCAGAAACTTGCCACCCCTGTTGTTGCTGAAAATTGTGATCAATTGCTTATTGATATTGCTGCTAAGCGTGAAAAATTAAATCAGATTGATTTCATTGACCATGAACAGCAACATGATAATGATCCAAAAGGCGTGGTGAGCACATTTACCGCCCAGATCAATGAAGCAAAAAATATTGCTGATCTAAAAACCGTAGAACTTGAAATTAATAAATTTTGGTCATTAGACGAAACGGACAGACTTGATCTTAAGCATCGTTTGAAATTTAGAAGAGATGAATTAGAGATGCAATCTGGATCAATTCCAGAATTAAAGGAATTGCAGAAGGACGCTGAAAATTTATCTTCATACCATGCACAACTTTCAGACCTTATCAACCGTGTTCAAAATGCTCAAACAATCGATGAAGCTAATGAACCAGTGACTAAAACATTGAATTGGACGGCAGAACAACGCCTCCCCCTCATCACGGCGATCAGTAAAAGGCTAGTCGAATTGGGAAAGCCACTAATTGCACAGATAAGAGAAGTCAATGATTTAGATACCCTCGAAGTCTATCTAGCACAGATACATGAATTAATCGCAGTGGACGGTACTTTGGCCCATCAATGTATGCAGGCTTACACGGTTCGCAAATCATCCCTTACTCAAACATCACCAGCATAGGTGAACCATGAGAAATATAAACCGAGTTGAACCTTGGATGTCTGATGCCTTTTTAATTTGGTTACGGTACATCGGTTATCGAATCAAAACTAAAGGTCTAAGTATTGAGTTTTTACCAACTTATAAATGTAAAAACTTACCGCGTGGTGGAAGCATCCAACATAACGGTCAAATGAACAAAGTTGCAAATAAATTATTTGCTGAATTTGAAGAACATGTAGAGGCTTGATATGAGCGAAGTTATTGGAACGGTGACATTACCAGGCACGAAAATTGAGGGAACAACTCAAGAAGTTGCTAGTCATATATTTAAAGAAATCATTTGTCCTAATACAGAAATGCTTGCTGCAAATGACCCACAAGCAGCAATGGTATTTGCATTTCATGTAATGGGCTTAGCTATTTCCCAATATGCTGAATTTGTAAGCACTAAAAAGTTTGAGAAAACTTTAAATACCGTTACGCACAACTTTGTGCAAAACCTTAAAAAAGAACGTGGCGAATTAAGTAACTGATCCGCATAAACCAAACTCTTAATTTTTAATGCCCTACGATTGGAGGATATATGTCTAGCAATATTAAACGCATAAAACTCGCAATCTTCGCTAAAAAATACTGGAGCGACGAAGATTCACGTCCATGTCGTGCAACGTTGGTAAGCCACATTGAGCGAGGATGGTTAAGCGGGAAAAAAATTGGGACCCACTGGTATGTTGAATGTACAACATGGGGCGCTCCTCTATTTTACAGTAGTGAGACACCAAAGATTGCTCTGCAATCTCCTCCAGTCACAGGGAACTCTATAGCCGATAGAATTTTAGCTGAGATTTAACATGACACCACGACCAAGGGGTAAAGGTAGTTTAGACCTACCTCCCCATGTTGAAACAGATAAAAAAGCGAATGGCACAATTTATTATCGCTACGTGCTACCTAATGGACAACGCAAGTCACTCGGTAAGGATCGTAACGATGCCATAGTTGCTGGCATGGCTTTGAATGCTGCACTTAAAAGACATCCTGATATTGTCTCAAAAATACTGGAAGTAAATCGCAAAGTTGAAAATAACATTCCAACTTTTGAGAATGGCCTAAAAGAATTTCTCGACCTTCGACTGACCGAGAAAACTTATGCTGACTCGACCATGGAAATTATTAATGCCAATTGCGACAAGTATATTGAAAAATGGGGTGATTTAAATTGTTCTGAAATAACTTTAAATATGTTAGCCACTTATTTAAAGGAACAAACACCTTATCAAGCGGAAAAGCATCGATCACTATTGATTGATATTTTTAAGTACTTTGTGGCAAACGGCTGGGCAGCAGAAAACATTGCTGAGAAAACACTTAAACCGATCAGACCCAAAAAGGTCCGTCAGCGTTTGAGTAACGAAATGCTTGCTAAGATTTATGCAATATCACCATACTGGTTACAGCTCGCTATTGATCTAGCATTACACTCGATCCAGCGCCGCGGTGATTTGGTTATGCTTTTACGCACGGCAGTTAATGTGAAAGAAAACACTTTCACAGTACTTCAGCATAAATCGCTTAACTACGATAAACCGATTTATATTGAAGTTGATATGCACCCGGAACTTGCCGAAACAGTAGTTAAATGTATTGCCAATTCTTTTCGTTTGAATTGCCCACATCTAATTGCTACCCGTCCAGAGCGTATTACTGAACAAAATCGAATTGCAAAACCACATCCTTATGCAGTGACTGAGGACCACTTAACAAAGCAGTTTCAAAAGTATCGTGATTTGTCTGGTGCTTGCGATCATTTGGAGCCTAGACAAAGACCATCATTTCATGATCTACGCGCACTCGGTATTTTTAATATTACTGAGAAATATGGCAAACCTTATGCCCAAGCATTGGCAGGTCATGCTACTGAAAAAATGACTGATCACTACTTGCAAGGTCATGAAGAACCGAAGCCGCAAAGGGTGAGTTTCCGTTAA